AATGAAATCCTCACGTGTCACTTCAAACGATTTAATGAAATCATCCATCGTTATGGCATCTTTGCACGTCTCATTCAAGAATACATTCAAGTTGAACTTATTGTTGTTGGTTGTGTTATTGATTGTATTATGTCCTGAATTCTTGGCTAACTCAATCATTTGCTTGTTTTGTTCAATCATTAATTCTTTGAACTCATTGTTTTGTTTTACTAAATCAATTACTGTATCTGTCAACAATTTTATCTGTATTTGCTTGTCGTCTGGTAACTGGTCTAGATTATTAAATTGTTCGGTTAATTGCATTGCACTATTGCACTTCTTATTATGTTTCCATAACCCAACCCGAGATTTATATGTTTTTTTACAATTAACACATGTGGCTATTTCATTGGCAACTATTGGCAACTTTTCTGTTAATTCTTGTTTCCTGTAATGTTTTGCAGTGGTTAAATGTTTACGATAACTACTGGTTTTGTCCGTATAGTAGTCACATAAATTACAAACATATTTATTGGCAACTATTGGCAACTTTTCGGTTAACATTTGGTTAATTAAAGTATTAACAGATATTATCCCTAAATCATTTTCAGCGTAATAATATTTAAAAAATTATGCAGTCAATTATTTGTTATTTTTTTTGAAATCAAAGCAAAATCATCACAATTGGATTTTCATATAGAGGTCCTTGCAAACTTTTCTGGGCACTTTTGAAAAATGGACAAAAATAAATGTCCAATTTGGGCGAGCGATGCCATTTCTTTTCATGACTATTTTGGGGAATTCAGCGTAAAAATATGTAAAACGTAAATACCCACAAATGGGGACCTTTAACGAAAACGTTGTATAACTATTTATTATTTGATTTAATTAATTCAATAATTTGTTTATTTTGTTCAATAATTTGTTGATGTTGTTCTAAGATTAAACTTTTGAATTCGTTATTTTGTTTAAGCAACTCCATTACAGTAGATTCGTTGTATAGCGGTTTTGTAATTGAAATCTCTGTATTACATTGGTTTTTATTTGTACATTTTTGTTTATGGTTCCATAAAGATGATGCATGGGAGTATTGCTTACCACACTCACAAGTATATTCAGTAATTGCCTGTTTTGAATTATTTTTACTTATTTGCGTTCTGGTAATATGTTTAGATGTCTCTATATGACGATTATACTGACTTTCTCTGCAAGTATGGTAGTTACACGCAACGCAGCATAATTTTATTTGTTGAGCACTTAGTTCCGAAGTATCAAACACGTTTTTAGTCGGTTTAGGTTTCGGTTTTGGCATAGGTTCAATGCTGTTCAAAGTGGCTTTACAAGAAACAAAGTACTCTTGTTCCTTGATACGCGCTTCGTAATGGTCATTACAATTATGAAATGCGATAATTTCCATAATCCAATTGTCCCACCCACCGTGAAGTCGTATGGCATTATACAACTTGCAATTGTAGTTGGACGATTTGGGGTTCTTACAACCTTGTTTATGAGCGTGTTTTCTCTGAACAAAGTTGGTCGTATGTCCGACATATAGGTCGGAAACATTCGCATCTTTACAAAAAATCTTGTAAAAAACGGTATTAGAGTAATCTATTTCAATCTTCGGCATATTATAATACTATTATTGTCGTCGTATGTCTATATTATTATCGTTTAATGTATTTACCCGAACGTAGATGTTCAAAAAAATATATAGACTATATATATTATTTACAATGTCAAGTTTATCTTTTCTAGGTAATGCTACTTCATATTTGCAAATACCAAATGCAGATGGTTTTGATTTCGGTACTGGCGATTTTACAATAGAATGGTATCAATATCAAACTGATAATAATCCTTATCCACGAATTTTTCAAGTAGGTAATTATCCATCAGTTTCAATAGGTGTATCCATAGAAGGAGGAAGTTTTTATTATTGGACAAACAATTCACCAACAAACAATTCACCAAATCAAGTAACATCGTTGGCTTCTTCTAGTTATAAGAACAAATGGGTTCATTTTGCAATTAGCCGGTCTAGCGGAAATACACAAGTATTTATGAATGGGACATCAATATTTTCAATGAATGATACAAATAATTTTAACGGCAGTAGTGATTTAATCATTTCTAATCAATCTACACCCTCAGATAACGCGGCATTTGGTGGTTATATTACATATTTTTCTTGGGTAAAAGGTGTTGCTCTTTATAAAACCAATTTTACAGTTTCAAATGATTATCCAACGTTAACAAATGATTATATATTGTTATTAAAAGCATCTAGTTTTGAAGGGACATTAGGAAATACTGTTACAAACACCGCAGTTTCCACTACACAAAATGTACCGCCAAATTTCTTAACTAGCAATAATAACAATAATAACAATAATAATCAAACTAACCGACCCAATTTAACCAATCTAACCCCACTATTTACAGATAATTCGCGAGTTTACTATAAACCCGGTAGTTTGGCATCTTGCGGAGTAGGTAGTGTTCGTAATTCATCAACCAAATCTCGCAGAATATAATTCTTCTGCCGTTCTCATCTAATCATTTGACAAATAGTTGTTAAGGAAGTGTATATATTTGATGTTTTTACAGTAATAATCAATGAATTCCGTTTTTTCTTCACTATTCAAGCGTTCAAGCACAAAAATCATCGTATTGAAAGCGGTTCGGTAATCATCGGTATGAATACAATTATCAATAGTTCGTTTTGAACTAAAAATAAAAAGTAATTTTTCTTCTTTGTCTGTTATTTCCATAATATAGTATAACACACAAAATTGATTTTTCAAACACAAATTATATAATACTATATCAAAATGGAAAGTACGGATACAATCCCGGTAGATGAAACGTCGTCAATTATTACCAAAAAAATAAGGAAGAGTAAGCCGAAACCAGTTCCGGAGGCAACCCACGTATTTAAAGATATTGACGTGCAGAATGTGGAAGGGTTGACCTATTTATCCACAATACCAAATAATTCAATAGATTTAATCTTAACGGACCCGCCCTATATTATCTCCAAGGAGAGCGGAATGAATGAACATTATAACAATGTTAAATATAACGAAGAAAACAATATCACCCTTGTAAAAACGCAGCAAGACTGGGAAGAATACAAAGAGGAAAATGCTATATTTGATGATGAGAACCGCAGTAAGTTTATGAAGTATGGCTCAATATATGGTAAAAAATATTGCGTAAAAACGGATTACGGTGAATGGGATAGTGAGTTTACAATGGAAATGCTGGAACAGTTTATCTCGGAATACTACAAAAAACTAAGAAAAGGCGGGACAATGATAATGTTCTTTGATTTATGGAAGATTACGCCGTTAAAAGAGATGATGGAGAAACATAAGTTCAAACAAATTAGAATGATTGAATGGATAAAAACGAACCCCCAGCCCAGAAATAGCCGGGTAAATTATTTGACAAACTGTCGCGAAATCGCACTGGTTGGTGTGAAAGACGGCAGTCCAACATTTAATAGTTCGTATGATAATGGTATCTATATGCATCCATTGCAAGGAGGAAAAAACCGGTTCCACCCAACACAAAAAAGTCTGCCGTTATTTGAAGAACTCATATTAAAACATTCAAAGGAGAATGATGTAGTATTAGATACATTTTTGGGAGCAGGAACAACTGCGATTGCGTGTAAAAAAACAAATAGGAAATTCCGAGGATGTGAAATATTACAGGAATATTATGATAAAACGAATGAAATATTGTTAGAGAGTTCAACTGAGAATGTATAAGCGTATTGAAATTCAATAAAAAAGTCATTTTTTTATTATTGAATATAGTTTGTATTAGTCATTTCGTTCATTCTGCTGATTATCTAGTTGTGCAATAACACAAATATAAGGGTCGTTTAGTTCATAACGAACACCAACAACTTTTACCGTAATTTTACTGTTTTCTTGTATTTCAGCGAACCTTTTGTTATTAAAATGATGGTCACGTGCGACAAATACAACGACCGGGACAATGCCGGTTTCATCGGTGACTTCGGCGTGTACACCCGCCTTAGTAATGGTTTTAACATTACATTCAATCAACATACCTTCTACTGGATGACATACCATACATTCAAATACCGTTTGAAATTCTACTTTGTCACCATTTACGGTGCCACTAGAATAACTGATTACCTTGACGGACTTGGGCTTGATGTATCCTTCACGAATGCATCGTCCTTCGGTGTTCTTAGAAATCCATCGCTCTAAATTCTGTTTAATATTTTGTCCGACTTCTGTGATGGAAAGAAATGCCTTCATAGTAAGCATTTCTTGGATATATACCCCGTAAATTTTTTTATCGGTAGCCTTCGTGTATTTGTCCATTGTAACTAATATAATAATATATAATCTTTTCTGTATATTATTTATTCAATTTTTCCAGGAAGTTACTTTTTGATTTCAGTAATACGATTAAGTAACGCATCTTCTGGATTAAAAAACCATCGTCGGCTTAAATGTTTATTGTCATCATAATACCGCAGTAATATTTCCATCATGACGCATAACCCATTTTTAAAGATGATATTTGGTATATTGGTGTCGCTAATAATGATGTCTTTATTTATCTCGGTTTCGGAATATATTTTCCCGGATTGTATTTCATTTAATCTTTGTATGATGTCTTTCTTACCTGCATTTTCACAATAAGCGCCCTTGTTATTTCGCTTATCCGTCATATTTTTCGTTTTAAATACAACCTTGTTGTTCTTAAATACACTCATAAACCCGATAATATCATTATAATTACGAATGTTTGATATATGTTGTGCCAAGTTCTGCTTAAACGTACCATATTCGGTGGGACTTACTTCGTTCCAGTTTTCGCGGTCAATGGCATCTTGTACAAAAATCTTAAATGTAGAAGTTTCATTGTTTTCTTGCAATAATAAAATACCGGTTTGAGAACCTGCCTGCATAATTTTTGCATCTAAATATGATTTAATGTGTTTTTCAATTTCCAATAGTTTGGTCGTTGTATCGTTATATAAATATTTCACTGCTAATAATTTGTCACTGATGGATAATGTGTCAACCGAATGATGCACTGCAAATTTGGTAATTACACTGTCCGTTAAAAACGGGTGGAATTGTTTTAATTTGTACGAAACATTTCCTAGATGTTTATACCAGTCTACTTCGCCGGTTTCTAGTTCGCTCATTACGATAGCGGATTTCATATTGATTGTAATTTCATTTAATACGTCTGTATAAGTTCGTATATTACTAATCGTCTGAATAGTTTCGGTGATTTGAGAACCGGTTTTGCCTTTGTCGTGCTTGACCGGAAGTTCTAATTGTAGCGAGTTCGGTTTGTAATCAACCGGTGCAGTTCGTTCAAAAATAGATGCATATTGGTCGGTGATTTCAATGGGTTGAAAGGCATAAATATCGCCGGTATTTGTTAAATATCCGTGTCTTCCGTATCCATCAATCAAGTGTTCATTTTTATTATTAACAAACCGTGATAATGCGAAATCTATTTGTTTTTCGTTGTATGTATAATCAATGTTCTCGTTAGGGAACTTGGAAGACACATTTTTAATCAAGTGTTTGTTTGGTACATTTGACCGTATATTAATGGAATTCATGAGTTCGGTGCGATGATAAAAGACCTTCTCCTTGAACAACTGGCGAATGCGCTTGACTATCATGCTGTAATTAATTCTCGCATAATCTTCGTTGTATGTATCTTCAATAATATCGGAGGGTTCAATCTTTGCATCAGGAGAACAAGTGAAACTACAATTGTCCATATAATCACACATATCCGTGAAGGGTCTGTCGCCAATCTGATAATCAATCAATTCACCTGGTTTACTAGAAAGTTGTATTTTAATATTTTTGTTCGCATCTTGTTCAAGCAATTTGTCAATTGTGAAATTCGTTTGTCCTATATTCAATATACAATCCACGGCATTCTCTTTCAGTATTCGCGTTACGTTGCCGATTTGCTTTGCCTTCTTTTCAGCGAAGCGATAAACGTACATATCAGCAGTTTCTTCTTCATTGGTCGGTATAGTTGCGTGTAAATAGATTTCAACATTACGTTCTTCAAAGGGGAGGCGGCAATGACTAAGGTTACGAACACCGCGCCCGATAATTTGTTCAATGCGGTTCATATTATACCAAGGCTCCATTATATGGATTTGACGAATGTTCTTGAAATCCAAACCTTCGGCAGCCGCCTTTGTAATGAGGATGACTTTCACGTTATGTCCAAGCGCATTTTCTGGATTGGTGATGTATTTCATATCTTCATAATTGTTCGGCGAGAACCGTTTATCACCAGTAATCATGACGTATTTTGCAGGTTTAAAATTGCCAAGTTCAGTGGGAGTTAATTGTGATTTGGGTTTCATCGTAATAGCATCCAGAGGTTCAGTCGGATGTGTTTTAAAGAGGGATTTGGTGTGTCTATCCGAACCATATCGTGAGAAACCGAGTTCTTCTAAGGCGAGACCCATTGGTACCACGCCACCATCAATGTATTGCGAATAAACAATAACGATACCGTTAGAAGTCATAATACTATTGCAAATATTGGATAATTTGTTGCTGTACTTGTGCAGGTTCTCCTTATTGAATATACGACCGTGAGTTTTTAATATGTCAGCGGTGTACTCGTAATCATAGTTTAAGATATCACTCGTTTTATGTTTAACAATCTTAGCGAGACCATTTTTACCGACCATATTTTGAACTAATGTCTCCATATTGACATCTGCGGGAGCATTATTATTGAAGACAGCATCCAATGCGGCGCTAGGGTATACGATATCAAGGGATTGTAATGGTTTTTCAAGGTATGTATATCCAAAAGTCTCCATGTTCTCAAAGGTGGGCATAGTTTTCGCCTGTCCAAACTTATCAACCACATTGCCACTACGGTTACGTAAAGTTTCCATAATAAAGTTATACCCCTTTTCTTGATATTCACCCATTTTTGTCATATACAACGGAATGTGTTTAAGTGGCTCGTCAATTTCCTTTTTGTTCATTTGTATTTTCGGGTAATTGGCATAATCAACCGTGTGTTCTGGTGAAAATATTTCGGGATAAATGCGATAAGGAAAAGTGTACGGGTTCTCACCACGCACATAAGATACGTAACCAGTTAATTTACGATGTAAAAGTTCTCGTCCACTTTCAATGGTTCGTCCGTTCTCATCAATACTTTCTTCAATAAAATCGCCATTTTTATCAAATACCATTGCCTCGGTTATGGTGCTACGATTGTCAACCGTGTTTAATATATTAGTGAGCCATACGATTTCTTTGTAACTGTTGTACAAGGGAGTTGCGGATAATAATAACAAACGAATATTTTCGGCGTATTTGCAAATTTCCATCAATAACGCGGCGGTTCTCGTTTTATCTTTGTTGTCATCTGTTGGGCGAATATTGTGAACCTCGTCCACAATAATAAGACGATTGTCAAAGAATTTGCGTATACGTTTGATTTTGAGTTCTTTTCGTTCTTTGTTGGATTGTTGACTATCATCAAACGCGAGAACCTTTCGTTGTATAAAGTGAGCAAGTTCAGTATATCCGACAAAAGAATAATATTTGTTGATAATACTGTTGATTTGGCTAATGACCTTTTCCTTGGGTATACCACGTAAACTGGTCGGGTTGATTTCCTTTAATAGAGCGTTTCCAATGCAAGTATTTAAATTCCACAGGTCGCCGTCGGCTTCTAATTTCCGTTCATCAAACAGTTGAAGGCGAAAGTTATTTTGGACATTTGGTGACGCTACAATCAAGATACGCTGAGTAATTCCGACTTGTTTCATAAATCCACGCATTTCCTCGGCGATACCAATAGAACTGCACGTTTTACCAGTACCCAAGCCGTGATATAATAAAAGAGCATTGTATGGGGTTTGAAAGGAGAGGAAATTTTTGACGAACATTTGGTGAGGCATTAATGTGAAATCCGCGTTACATAACAAATTAGCGTGTGTTTTAATGTCGCGAATTTTACCGTCATATAAAGTATCATAAAACTCTTTGCGCTTCGCGATTTTAATGTTAAAGTCGGGGTCATTTAATTCAGGATATAGAAAATCCGAGTTTTCGTCGTTAAATGAAGACGTATTGTGTTCAATCAATTCTTTATTAAACAAAAAATCATTGCCATCCTTATCGGTCATATCGTCAGGAACAACGCCAATCGCATTTTGTATCTTTAAGTCATCGGTAGACAATTGTATATCAGGAGAGGGAATAGATGGTTCACTCACGTTTTCGTATATACTTTCGTCGGGTTTAACCGCACCTACTGCCGGAGTTGGTACTTCTGGAACGGGAGTATGTGCAACCACCTCAGCGACTTCTGAAACATTCTCTGATACTTTGGAACTATCATCTGCAACGGTATCATCACGAGAACTTTCTATGCATACGATTAAATTAATAATCTCTTGTTTCAGACGAGCGCCAGCAATGTAAGTTTTCCCCGTATCTTCACCTTTTAAAGTAGAAAGAATATCACGAAGAGCCTGTATGGTCATTTTGTTTAATTCATTCATACGTTCTTGTTCTTTTTCATTTTTTGGTTGATAGGTATTAGAACAACCAAGGACCATTTTATTACCGGTTTTAAAGGGAGCATACGGTTCGCATAAATTAGTGATAGGGTTTCGTCGCTCGCCGACCGGACAACGTTTTTTTAATGTACGGTTGTTAATAGGCGACTTTATTTTTTCTGTAATTTGAGACATCTCAATCCTGATACTTTAAAATATATGTAGATTATTTTACATATACTTTTATTCCATTACGAGAATACAATGAAGAAATAAGCGCACTGGTTAAATAAACTGTGCAATTTGAAAGGTAGTAAGAACATAATTGATATTCTTCATAATAGACAGTTTTTCTAAATTGTAAGGACGAATATGTTGCATACATTGTTCATATGTTTTCCACTCCATGCAACTAACCTCAGAAGTTTCAAAATTCTTCATATTTATACGGTCGGAGTTATTGATGCAAGATAAAAAATATTTATGTTTGTATGATTTATAGTTGGAGCCGGTGAATGTTTCTTCATACGGAGAAATGTTTTGCATAATGGTAAGAGCAGAGATATCAATACCCGTTTCTTCATTAAATTCTCTTAAAGCACATGAGTAATCATTTTCTTGATAATTGCGGCGTCCCTTAGGAAACCCCCATTCAGGATCACTCCACGTTTCGTATTTATTACTTTCATCAATCAAAAAGTTTAAATCGTAAAAATCATGGTTACAATTAATACCGTTGCGCAAGATATTATATTTCGTCTTGGATACGTTTTCTTCGTATTTGTACTGAGAGGATATTTGATTATCCCCCCAAATTTGTTTCCAGAGTGTGTCAAAATCTAAATTGCGAAGACGTTCTTTTTCCTGAATGGTCATTTGTTTTAACATATTTATAATGTAAAATTTGTTATTAACAATGTATTTACCGCGCATAAAGTCAATAAATCCGAGAGTATCCTTTCTACGTATCATTAAATATTCAATCTGATTATTATTGTAGCGAAAAGCAATCATACCAATGCTAGTAATGGGCATTTTACACTGATTATATACGTGTCCTTGTTTACCGCAGTTGTTACAGTAATTTTCATTCATAATAATAAATTAGTTTAACCTAATTGAATAATATAATAAACCTTTATATGAGTATTTTTGAATAGGAATGATATTTGATTCAACTGTATGGGGTCCACATTATTGGTTTTTTTTACATACGGTAGCAGAAGCATATCCATTAACACCGAATGAAGTAACGAAACGCAAATATTACGATTTAATACAGAACATGCCGTTGTTCATACCCATCGCTGAAATGGGAAATAAATTTAGTGAAATGTTAGATAAGTATCCAGTAAGTCCATATTTAGACAATCGCGATTCATTCGTGCGGTGGGTTCATTTTATACATAACAAAATAAATGTTTCGTTAGGAAAAGAAGAGGTATTATTCGCAGATGCGTTAGAGAAGTATCGTGCAGAGTATAAGCCGAAACCGGTGTATTTACACGAAAAAATCCATTTAAGACGCCATTATGTACACGCGATATTAATCTTGATATGTTTATTTTTGATATATGTGTATTATGAATGAAGAGCCAGGATGGTGTAAAAATCTCAGTATACTATAATAAAATAGAATGCGCATAGAATTAATTATCATCATCATTGCAGGATTTATCATAGCAAATATTTACACCGATGGAAAGTATTGGCATATGCTGGCATCGGGTAAAAAATATTATCAAATGGCGGGAGTAGCATTTGGTGCACTCATGTTATATATATTGATTAAACGCAATCCATTACGTGCCCGTGAAATAGTAACCGCATCAAATGAGTATATTAAATATTTACCCATTGATAAGAATGCATCCAATATAATTTCACCTATTTTAGACTTTACGTCCAAGCATAGTTTTGCCAATGAAAGTAGTCAGCAATATCCGATTATTCCAATGTCAAATAACAATCAACAGTATGCATCAGAAGCACGCATCGCGAATTCGGGTAAAAAATCCACCAAACGTTCGGTGAGTGAAACGAAAAAGAAGTTTGTAGCGGCTCGTCAAAATTGGAAGTGTCAAGATTGCAAGAACCAATTGAGTGCGTGGTTTGAGGTCGATCACACGGTAAGACTAGAACACGGGGGTAGTAACCACATAGATAATTTAGTCGCTTTATGTCGGGAGTGTCACGGAAAGAAAACAACAATGGAGAACTTGTAAATTATGTTATACAATAAAAATATCTTATATTGTATAATAAAAGAATAAAATAATGGATGGAGGTGAGATACTGAATAAGATAAAATCCATAATCATACTCATTGTGTCTGTTATTCTATCCCCATTGATGTGGGTCTACTCTGAATTGACAAGTTTTATTTCATACATATATAATAATCTGAGTGGGGCAGATAAGAATTACGGTATGTTATTAGGAACAATCCTAATTATAGCAATCACATTAAATTTCGCGGCATCTAACCCGAATGCAGCGACGACGGATATATATAAATACTTGTATCCCATATGGGCATTAGTGTTTTGTATAGTGTCATATTTATTTTTTAGCAATTTTACAACGGTGGATAATAGCACGGCAATGGTCGCATTTTTTGCAATAGCGATAGTGTTTGGAGCCGCATTCTATTTTTATTCCATGGGTTTAACTTATCCCTTATTGGCAATAATGTTATGTGGTGTAGTATATGCAATACTAAGTAATTTGGTAGGAATAACGGCGAAATATTTGTTAATGGCATTGGTATCGGTTTCGGCGATATTTGGAACCGCCTTGTATTATTTATCAAATGATAAATCTAGTGCACCAACGACCATTATATACACGTTATCTGGTATATTAACGTTCGCAACGATAATTGGATTAGCAATCGTATTTTACTTTTATAGTAATTATTTAAAAACGGTGGGAGGATGGGGTGGTTTCTTGGTAAATCTCCTATTCTACGTACCGTGTTTGGTGATAGATTTTATTAATTATATTAAAAATGAAATAGGGTCAACATCAAACGTAGTGTATTATTTATTCGTATTAGAGGTGATCGCCGCCCTGTTATATATTTATGTACCGCAAATCATAAATAAGATAACAACCATGGAGGGTACGCAACTGCTCCCAGGTTCAGCCTTTTTAGATATAAAAAAAGAATTGGGCAGCGGATATAATCTAGCATATAAGAATATTGGTTATGCGGACGATGCAGTAACAACATATAAACGGTCATATAGTATTTCAATGTGGGTATACTTGAACATACAACCGCCGAATTACTCGTCTTATGCGAAGGAGAGTGAAATATTTAACTACGGAAATGGATTGCCAAGGGTGACATATATAAATAATGTGGATACGGATGGAAGTAAAACGCCAGATGTATTAAAGGTATATTACACAAATGTGGGTGATGAGGCAAATCGTTGCTATACAGTGAATATAAAACCGCAGAAATGGAACCAACTCGTATTTAATTATACCTCGTCGCAGGCGGATTTATTTATAAACGGTCATTTAGAAAAAACATTTGTTTTTAGCGGTAATGAGCCGACATATTCGGCAAGCGATATAATATCGGTAGGTTCAACGGATGGTTTAGATGGCGCGATATGCAATATTAAATATTATGCAATCCCCCAGTCAATGCGACAAATAGCAACGTCCTATAATTTACTAATGAACCAAAATCCACCAACAAATATTTTGTAAGCAAAGTATATAATGACACCGACAACAATCATTTTGATAATAGTGATATTACTATTAGTATATGTGTTATATGCATATCTAACAGCAACTGTGACGAAACTATCAAGTTCCGCGAGTTTGAAAACAGTTACTCCTCCGATTACCGATGTGTCAAGTCCACGAAATACCCGTTATGGTTATACTGTATGGGTATATGTGAATACTTGGGACAATAACAGTGCCAAGACCATATTCAGTCGTCCGAAGAACATTAAGTTGTACTTAGATAATACCAGTCCAACATTGAAGATGGACCTGACAATGAATGATACCGCGGCAAGCACGAGCACGATGGTGATTACAAACAACTTCCCTCTTCAAAAGTGGGTATGCGTTGCCATTAGCGTGGATAACCAATTCGCAGATGCCTATCTGGATGGTAAACTAATTAAATCACAGCGTTTTTACTCGGAGAATGGAGCAATGCCTGCTATTCCCTCGGATTCAACGACAAGCCCTATTTATTTAGGAAATAGCGAAGCGACAACCAACTTTGGTCCATTTGATGCATTCATTTCGGAGTTCAAGCGTTGGACTGCCCCAATTGACCCACAAACTGCTTGGGATACGTATTTAGCGGGTAATGGTACAAACAGTGTTTCTCGCGCATTTTCATCATACGGAATAGATGTGTCTGTATTGAAGAATAACGTGGAGCAGACAAGGTTCTCATTTTAAATAAAATTATTTCAAAATATAGAGTGCCGAATTAAAGAAGCACTTGAACAATATATAATATCCTATTCTATTATATATCGTACATAAATGAATATTCAACCAGTTGTATCATCACAAGCATTAAATTATGGAAAACCAATTGCGGAAAGAATAGGTAGCACGTTGGATACCGCATCTAGCGCATTGTCTAATACGTTTAGTGAGTTTTCTAATAAGGCGAGTACCGGGGTCGGTGCGACCTCAGACTTCTTAACAGCAAACACGATTATCGCAAAGTTCGCATTTATCATCTTGTTATTAGTAGTATTTTTAATCTTATTTAATTTAGGAATTACGTTAATCGGTTATTTTACTGAACCATCCAATGACCCATACTTGGTAAACGGAATGATTGACGGTAACTTCTCAAAGGTTATTCCACAGGACCCCAAACAGTCGGATGCTATACCGATTTATCGTTCAAATGACCAATCAAAGGGAATGGAGTTTACGTGGTCAACGTGGTTATATTTAAGTGATTTGGGAAAAGAACCAAACAAGTATCAGCACGTATTTAGCAAGGGAGATGGAAATATAGATTTGAACACTAATTTGTCAAAGGTAAATAATGGTCCTGGATTATACATTGGTCCTATGAACAATAGCCTTCACGTAGTTATGAACACAGTCTCGCCAAATGATGATAATACCACCATTGATATAGATAACATTCCGATTAATAAGTGGGTTCATGTAGCATTACGTCTGCAAAACACGATATTGGATGTATATGTAAATGGCATCGTGGTGAACCGTTTGTTATTGAATAATACACCCAAGCAAAACTAT